GCCCAACTTGGCCCTTGTGGTGCTTCCATTGCTGCCTGCATTTGCTTGATTTTCATCTGATTTATTAAATTTGCAAGACGTCCTTGTTCGGTTAGCTGTTGCTGTCTTTGTGGTTCAAATTGTAATTGAAGGCCAGCCATACCCGCGCGCGCTTTTTGCTCTTCTGCTCGTGCTCTTTCAAAATCCATGCCAAGGTCTGCAAGTTCGCCAATATAGGGGCGCCTTGCTTTTTTTTGTGCTAAGTCTTCAAAAACGCTAGACCATTTTGTCAATTCTTCAGCTAATGCCATATTTTCACCCTTCTATAAAAATCCCAAAGCGGAAATTCCCGCACCTATTAGACCGGCCAAAGGATCAGAAGCGGCTTTAGCTTGCGCTTCTCCAATTTGAGCCTGCGACATTCCCTGTGCGGCACCTAGCCCCATCTGGGCCATATTCTGCATAGCTTGCAAATATTGTGCTTGTTGGCCTCTAAAGTTTCCAAGATAGCTTTGCTGTTGTTGCGTAGAGCGAAGCATATTTTCGAGCCATTGCTGCTGATCAGCCGCTAAAATATCTCTAGCTCCCCGCTGCCATGTGTCATAGAAACTACCCGATCCAGTCATACCAGAAGCCGCCGCAGCGTTTGCAATTGCTCTCTCCATTGCTTCTAGTTGCTGCTGATATTGCGGGCTGGTTTCATATCCTCCCATCAGTGTTTGATAGTATTCCTGAGGGGTTGCGCCTATTTGCCTATACATCCAGTCGGCAGGCTCTCCATATCGACTTAGCGTTTTTTTTTGTTGACCTAGATAATCTTCCATTCCTGCAAGTCCACGCTCTCCCGCTTCAGTGTAAGGTCTAAATGTTCCTTGAGCGCTTCGAAAACCTCCGGAAGTATCAGGTTGTGCAAAGAGACTTGAGGCAACGCCTCCGAGTGTATCCATTAATCCCATTTTTTCGCCCTTTTATGATGTTAATTTTGTGCTGATTTTACCAAATTCTCCCTTGAGTTGGTAGAAATCTATTACCGATGGTGCGGTGTAGATTTCCACAAAGTCAAGCCTAAATTCTACATAATTTGAAGGGTCGACTGTCTCATTTCTCAAACTTGGCGTTTGTATTACAACATTTAAATCATTAAATCCAGGCTCTAAATATAGCGCCCGACTTTCTACCGTTTGAGATGTTGGCCCTAAATTATAAATTACTGTAAATCTTACCTTTACATATTCCGCGCCGTTGTTGTTTGCTTGCACCGTAAAAGTAACAAATTGATTTTGATATTTGCGCACAGTGTTGGCTTGTCGCTGGTAAAAATAAAACCCCGGCGGCGTATAAGCTGTTAAGTTTAAATTTACAAAATATGAGCTGTTAGACTGCACCTGTGAGTTTTCAGGGTAAGCCGTCGGCGTTATTGTATAAGTTGCAACCGTCGCCCCCACAACATACCAATCAGTAACGAATTGTTCATTATCTCCGTCGGCCTGTGTTGTTGGTATCAATCCCTTGCTTAGTGATGAAAAGTCAGAGTTTGTCAATTGTGAGACATTCGAAATATCAATCAAATTGTCTAAAAATTCATAAAATGTATTCAGTAAATAATAGAGCTCATCAGGTGTCATGTTGGGCTTTGGTGGGTTGATTAAGTCGCTTAATTTTGTCATTAGAAACTCAACCCCTCTATATCAATTGCACCGCCTAATAAATAAATCGGCTTTACATCGCTAAATATTTGCACCTTTGCCTGAAAATCACGATGGGCACCAAGTAGCCGCCAGATGGTCCTTTGTTTGTATTTTCCCTGTCTCCCTAGTGGCGCCGGACGTTCTGGTCCATATGATTTGCCGCCGTTTCTAGAAATGCTCAGATAAGCTTGAGGCGTAAAGTCGGGGCTTGTATAACTAGCTTGACCGTCTCCTATTCCAGACTGAAAATCTAACTCTAAAGCGTTAATTTGTATCTGCTTATAAGTTGGCAATGCTAAATGCCTGAATACTCGCTCTCTTTTTATTGGTTCGCCTGCATTGTCACCATAGGATAAAGACATTGTATAGACTGTATTACTTCTAAAATCTCCTACAAAATGTTGCCTTTTATAGAATGCGTGACAACTGGAAATATGCCGAGTCTTTGAAGCCAGGGGGAAGGCTGGGTCAAATTTACTCGGCAGCATTTCCATTCGGTGCCAATAGTCAGTTGTTGAGTCATAAACAAACGTCCAGTTGTCCGCTGTCCAGTTCATAACGTAGAAAAGGTGGCCGTCGTCTTTGTATATGTAGCATTGCAAGTCTTCCGGTTGGCTAAAGCTTCTAATTTTTGTATCTACAGAGTCCCAACTTACCCTTTTGACCTGTAAACCCTCCGAGACAAGCACCGAGGAGAAGCCGTTTGTGTCATTAGATAGCCAAAATAACAGGCCGTCTTCTTGTTGTATGCTTGCCACAGTTTTGCAGCCGTCATTAATAATTACGTTATTATCTCTGCGAAATGGAAAGTCTGGGTCGCCTGATAAATACCAAACCTCCGTCGTTGATTCTTTAAAAAAGAAAATCCTTTTATTGACTACGCCACACCCCGTTAAATTTCCGCCGTATGTGTTAACCTGCGCGAAGTCTTGGCTGTCCCACTTTGTGCCGTCATTGGGGGCGCTCACATAAAATAAAACCGTATCTTTTACTGTTACAATGAAAAAGCCTGCGAGATGTTCGCAGCTGTTAGGATTAGCCGGAAAGTCTGGGTCTGCTATTTGCGTCAGACTTACAGGCGTAAAATCTATGATATAACCCGTGACACCATCGACAAGCAAAATTTGCCCGGCGTTGTTTATTGCAAAATCAACATAACCGGTCAATGTCACCAAATTACCAAGAAATACAGGGGTGGGGTTGAACTGGTTAATATATGTAACAGCTTGTCCTGTGATTATAAATAAATAATCCTTATAAGCGATCAATTGGCGTACTGCGCGATTTGAAATATCAACTGTAAATTCTATTTTAAGTCCTGGCGTTCCAGCTAAGGCCTGCGGCTTTTTTCCTCTTTGATTGTTGAGCACGTACCAATTAACAGTGTCTTCTGCGTTGAAGTCCACTGTGCGTTCGGTATCGTATGGCCCAACAACTGGAAAGTCAGAGTACATAATAACTCCTAGGCCTGAATGGTCGCCTTTCTAAAAATGGATTACTGTTTTGTATTGTCATATCCGAAGGATTTGTAGCCTTTAGTTCCTGCATTAGCCTATTGTATTCTTCGAAAAATTGAGGAGGAAGAACTGTTTTATAGAGATCGCTAAAATCTTTTGCTAGTTGATACTTAAGCGGCTTTAGGTAAGAGTCTGGAAACTGCACCAGCTGCTCAAACAAGCTGACATATTGCAGCTGCCACTTTAAATATAATGTTAAGTTGTAGTTTGTGTCTGGCGTTGGGTATAACGTGTATTGGCTGCCTTCAGAGTTTTGATCATTATTTAAAATGACTTGCTGCCGTTCAAGATATATTAGATTTGGGCGCCCTTGATAGTTATTATTAAACAGGTTTCGCTCTTTTAGTGTCGCAAGTTTTAAAGGCGTTATTAAGTTTGAATTTGTGGTGCTGCTGTTTGGCGTTACTATGTTCCCTTCGCTTATGTTAACGATAACTTTGCGGGTAGTGTATGTTGCCACGCCCGGCTGCACTGTTATTTGATAAACTGAATCATAGGGAATATATATTCCAATGTTTCCCCACTGCGTTATTACATCATTGAGGGTTAATAGTCCTTGTGTAGCATAAAAGCCCTCTGGCTCCTCTGAAAGGTCAAGAACTGATGCCAAAAGGTAAGCATCCCTAATTAATGTACCCGCTGTGATAGTCACTGTATGCTCCCTTTTTTTGCGTCTGGTTTGATTGTTTGCATTTCTAAACCGCCAGCGTCTAGATTTAATTCTATGCCTAAGTTGGCAAATTTTCTTTTTAATATAAGCGCTTCTTTATACGCTGGGTCTATTGGTGCAAAATAATCAATTGATAATTTTTGCCCTTGCAATTCTTGCTTATGCTCTTTTTCTTTTCCTTTAAAAAAAAACATTAAAAGCACCTAAAGAAAAGGGGGAGGAACCCTCCCCCCTCAAAGCTTACAATCCAGGAGCATATGATCCTAAAATACGTGTCGCATATTCTGGGAACACTTGGATTCCGTACAGAATATCAAAACGCAACGAAGTCACGTCGGTGATGTTGTCGT